ATATCAGAATCCTTTGCTGCCGTAAGTTCAAACGGTTCAGCATAAAGGTCATTTTGAAGTGCAATAGCTTTTGAACTAGTAGTAGCAACAGCTTTATAGAAACTTCCCTTCTTGTCGTTGACTTCTGCATAGCCGCACGTCATAAGCGTGTCATTGAGCTGTACGCGCTTGTCTGCGGACATGTCGTCTCTCGTGTTATATGTGTACACAGTTTTTCCGACAAGGTCGTTTACAGTGTCAGAGTACTTCAGAACTTCCTTTTCATACTGCTCAACGTTCTGATTGTACTGCGTCACCTGAGCATTCCAGTCTGCGCTCTTAATCCAGAACTCAGTATTGGTAATCTCAGTGTTTGCAGGAACAGTCTTGCGGCTGACATAGCTTTGCTCATTGGCATACACTACACTCAGAGCGGCATACTCATTGGTCTTATCCCAAGCGCCCATGAATTTAGGAGCATAACGAGCACCAATATACTTCTTAATAGCCATATTAGAAACCCCTTTCATTAAATAAACTGTCCACCCATTGAACCAGAACACCCGGTTCACCCTCCCGATAGGATTGAAGAGTGCCTATCACACGTCAAAGTCACTGTACAACTTCAGGTTCCCACAGCAAAGCAAGTTTGCCATAGTCCTCAGAATCAGGGTTCATGTCTGTGTCAAAGTCAATGAAGTCCCAAGTGTTAGGAATCCAAGCGATAAAGTAGCCGTTCTCGTCAACCTCGAACCACACATACTTTACAATTTTGGAAACCATTACCTGTAAGTTGTTGTCAATCCACGTTGCAAGAGCCTGTACATAAGTTTCGATATAGTCGCCGTTAATGAGTTTCTCAATCTCATTGTAGCACTCCTGCACGGTTTTGTCAAGCTGTTCAATTTTTGCATTGATATCAACTCTAAATGCTTCGTTCTCGGTGTTGACTTTGTTTTCAAAGTCGTCTAGCTGTTTCTGAAGTTTTTCTTCTATCTTGTCGATTTGAGAGTAGAACTTGATAATCTCATTGAACTGTTTCACAGCGCTGTTGTAGGTTTCCACAACTCGTGCCAGAATCTCATAGTCGCTAGAACCCGGAAGGAAAGTATTCAGGTCAAACTTACCCGGAATCGGCAGGAAGGGCAACGGAGTAAGAGTAGTAAGTGGCATAGTGACACCCCCTTTACAGATGGAAGTAGTCGAGTACCCACCGTAGCAGGTCGCTCAAGAATTTAGCCCACGAGACTAAATCCATAATTATCACCCCTTTCAGGACAGTGCAATCCAGCCCTCGATGTGATACTTCTGAGATGCGACAGTATCCACACCCAGCTGGATGGTGATATAGTGCAGGCCGTCCGCAGAACTGGTGGTGTTCTTGACGGTTGCTGCGGCACTGGGGGCATATTCAGAAGCGGTGTTGTACCAGTTAATCGCAGCATGAGCGCCAACGTTGGGTAGGTTCACACGCAGGACAGGGTCGCCAGCAGTGACAGCACCGGTAGCAGTGAACACAGCATTGACGTGCAGGGCATCGTTCAGCAGGTAGGAAACATCTTCATTGATTTTGATTTTGCTGTCAGCAGACTGAATGAAGTTGACCATAGTTTTACTCCTTTACAAAATTCCCATGAAGCAATCTTTCAAACTGTCGATAACCTCTAAATCCAGATTGCGTACAGATTCAGAGTATTCTTTGAACAGTTCTGCGTAAGACTTGTTATTCAAGCCAGACACAGTTCTGTTCCGGTTGTCATTGTGCTGTCTGTCTGCTGTGGTGTGTTCATCGAATGTGGTTGTTTCTTTGCTGTTATAAGTGGTGGTATCTGTGCTGGTACTGTTACCTGTGTTAGTGCCGTTATTTTTATTTTTGTTAGCAGAGGAAGCGTAGGTGTTATTTGCGATATCACTCTCGATGTTGAGCATCTGAGCAGGAGTGTCAGAATTAACATTGAGGGTGTAATCGTTATGAGAATTGTTTTGGGTACTGCTATTGGCAGTGGTATCAATACCAGACCTAGCAAGCACATCAGTACCAGTTTTCGTACCGTTATCCGAACTAGTACCGTCAGCTTTGACAATCTCAGTGAGAGTGCCGCCAGTGTAGAACTGCCACTTCTCGGCCATAGCATCATATAGCATATTGAAGTATGGCATTTTCTCATTCAGAGTGTTGTTGAGGAATAGTTTGAACCTGTCAGGTGGCAGACAGCAAATCTCGTTGAAATAGTAGTGGTTAATGATTTTCTGGTTCAGTGCTTCTCTCCATGCTTGCATGTCACCAGCAGAACGGAGAAAAGATGGAAGAGGGTAATCTTTCATGCCAATGTCGAACCCATCGAGAGTAAGCAGTTTGCCCAGTTCAATGGTATACGTTGCCATTATTCCTCACCCCCGTTATCATCTCCAACACGAGCACGCACATAGGAGATAGTGGAAGCATTTTTGCTGTACTTGTCACCATCAGTGATATACGGTGCATTTGCAAGCCGAACAGATACGTTCAGTCCGAACATATCATTGATAAGTTTGCAAGCGTGCTTTCGCTGAGACAGACCAATGTTAGCAAGAGCATTCGCTTGCAGGTCAAACTGTTCTACCTCGTCAGTTACTCGCCGTTCACGTTTAAAGTCTGCCATGCCGATACCAAGGAAAGACAGGTACTCATTGTACTTCGTAATCTTGATATCCTGCAACTGACCAGCAACGAATGGTGCATCTGTGCGGAGAACCATAAAACTGTTCGGGTCAAACGCGCCTTTCATACCGTAGATGACAGGCGCGTTGCCATTGTACTTCTGATATAGAGCCTGTGCGGTCTGTTTCTGTTTGGTGTCAGTAAGAATCAGTACAGGAGTTTTCTGAGCGCCGATGTTGACTTTGATAGTCTGGTCGATATCGTACAAGTCCTGTGTGTAACGGATAGTGGTAAGGAAAGTCGGGTACATATCAGGCGTGTTTCTGATAAGCACGCAGTCCTTCATATCGTATTCGGGGAACGTTTCCACAGGGCTGATAGGTCTGATATACATAGGTTCATTGTAGAAGTTGATTCCACGAAGAGTGCCATTCAGGCACATATAGCCACGGGTTGCATGGTTGAAGAAAACAGCTTTACCGTAGGTGAACAGGCAATATTCAAGATATCGCTCGTTCACGCTGTCGGGCAGTCCTTCCCACTTAAACATTGTACAAGCAAGGGATTTAAGGCGAAAGTAATAGTCAGCGTAAGCGGCGTGTGACGCTTGTTTGTCTGCGAGTTCGTTATCGTAATTGTACATTTGAATCACCTCTTAACCGAATATAGAGTTGATAAGCCAGCTAACACCAGCACTGGCAAGAGCACCGACAACATAGCCGACAGGGCCAGCAATGGCCGCTCCAATTTGTCCGCCTATCTGTGACCCAGCGATATTTACTGCTAGAGTAGTTAAACCAGTAACAACCCAGTGAGATACAGTGGGAACAAGATATTTTTGAACAACTGTGGTAGCGACTGTGGATACAACTTGTACCATCACATTTTTAGCCGCTTGCTCGATAGAGATATCGCCCTTCATAACACCGCCAATTGACTGGCACATAGTGTTAATGATACCCGGCGCTAAGTCTGCCGCAATCTGACTAAGTTCTGTGCTTTGTGAATGAGAACCAATGTAGGAAGTAATTGCATTTGCTAGTGCATGGGAACCAAGTTCACAAACATAGTCGATTGATTGTCTTTTGGTGACTTCCAAGAATTGACCTGCGGCTAGTTTTACATCACCTGTTGTTAGTGCAGTAGTAACAGCTTGCCAGCCGTCTGCAACAATAGTGTCAACATAAGAATCAAGAAGATTAAGAGTATGTACACCTAGTTCAGAGTTACGATCAATCTTAGTAACGTCTACAATCCAGTCTTTTAGCTGTGATTTTGCTTGGTTAATTTCGTTTTGTGCGGCTTGCTGTCCAACGGAGATAGCATATTGTAGAATGCTGTCTATTTTGTTTTCAACAAACCAGATTGAGTTGTTTACAACGTCAGAACAAAACTTGCTAAGAACTCCGCTGAAATCACCAGTTGTAAGGATATCAGTAGCGTATCCAGCGGCATTTGTTTTGATGCCATCTAACTGCGCTTTAACGTAGTCTTTAATAAGTTTTGCCAAGTCGCTGGAAGGGCCAACGTTCTTTGCGGCAATGATTCTGTCAGCGATTCCATTTACAGTTTCGTTGAACTGAGATTCAGTAACAGTACCGTCCTCAGATGCCGCACCCTGTATTACTTTGATATCAGCATCAGTAACGTAAGGGCTTTTGTGCATCTCAACTTGGCTGTAATGGTGGTCTGTATAAGGAATGCCGGGAAAGTCTTTGATATCGTTAGGATTTACACTAAAAGTGTGGCTCACTTTGCCGCCATCAAAGTTAGTGTAGTCTGTGCGGGTTGCAGAAGTAAAGTAAATCTGGAAGTGAAGGTGTGCGCCAGTAGATGTGCCAGTGTTGCCACAAGTGCCTACTTGGTCGCCCTGAGAAACTTTTGTTCCTACGGAAGGCCCAAGTTTTTCCATGTGGGCATAACGTGTATAGTAACAGTTTCCGTCTGCGTCTTTTGTATCATCGTGTCTGATAAGAACAGTGTAACCCCAAGACGTAGAAGAGTAGCTTTGTACCACTGTACCAGCTTTAACTGCGTAAATTGGTTTTCCGGCAATCTGCCCAGCTGTTCCGGTTGTCAAGTCAATGGCAGAGTGCTTTTGGCTATATGCTTGACTACAATACCATAGTCCAACGCCAAGCGGGTGAAACCATTCATTGGTGCTGTAAAAACCAGTCACGCTGTTTTGTGCATTACTGCCACCAGTTCGGGGTGAACCAGCAGTTATTTTGATTGTGATATAGTCGTGGTTATTTGCAACAAAGTTATTGGAAGTCAGCCAAGGGTTCAGCTGTAAAAGCGTTTGGACGGGAACGCCGCACATTGTTGAAATCTGCTGAATATCATCCATCCATGAACCGGTATACTGCACCTTTAAGGTAGCGTATACGGCATTGCTGGCAGTTGACGCAGACTTAAATTCTTTTAGCGTTTCTGCCGCTGAGTTTGCCATATAATCACCACCTTATACAATAGCATTGTTTTGTCCAAAGTTTCCGTATGTTGCAGTGTAAACCCAGAAGAATATGCCGTTATTGAATGCACGTTTGATAATGTTCATATCATCGTCAGGAAATTCACCGCTGGCATTTAAGCCAATGGTTTTGATGTAAGTCCAGCTGGCTCTAGCATGAAGGTTGATTGCCCTGTATTCGCTCTGTTTGTAGCCGTAAACAGTAAGGAATTTGTCACAGCGTTCAACAATATCTCTTGGAAGAACTTTGTATCCGTAAGAGAATACGGTTTTGCCAGTAGCAATGTAGCCATTAGAAGTGCTCATGCCACCAGTTGCAGGTGCATTGTAGTTCTCAGAAATAGCGGCAAGGTCTTGGGTAATTTCATCAATACCAGAAAATTGGATTGCCGCCTTTGTGGCGTTTGAAATTACGTTGCTTGCGTTGCTAGTCAGATTTTGAATTGACTGATTAACTCTTCCGGTAACAGCTGTTACAGGATTGACAGTATCAATTATGCTACCAGCCAAACCAGCGATAGAACCGACAGAGCCAACAACTGCCTGAGCAGTGTTTCCAACTCTAACGTTCTTTTGTCGCTCAACGTAGATAGCATTACTTCCGCTGTGCAAGTTGTAGTCGTTCTTGTACTGGTTGTAGCTCCACCCGCTTTCCGGTATAGAAGCGAACATAGAGATTGTGGAAATAGAGCCATCGCTGTAATTCTCAACGAATGCGCTGATAGTTCCACTTGTCTGGTCAGCTGAAACTTTAATATTAACTTTGCTGTCTGTGATGAACGCTGGGTTGAAATCAGTCTCCTGCCCGTACATACTCATAAAACAAGTAACGAACGCAGACGAGAGCATTTTTTTGTTTTTTGGTGTATAGCCAGAAATAGAACTGGGATACTTAGAGAAGGAAACAACCATAGGGCCGTTCTTGAGCTTGTAAGGGTACTGCTGTAATTTGATAACCGCTGTTGCTGTGCCGTTCTTAACATAGCTGTCAAGAATAGAACCAACACCGGGGTTGTCGATGTGGAAGTCAACCAGGTTCTGCCCACCGGAGTAAATACCAGAGTTCACAGAACCAGTTCTGGATTCTCCTGCATAAGTGGAAGTAGCAAACAGCGCAATGCCATCTGGTGCAAGGTCAGTCGAACCAGCCACTTGATAGCCACCCGGATTGCCAACGCTGAAATCTTCTGGCACAATATTATCTCCAGCAACATCGGTATCACTGTGGCATCTATCAACATAGCTGTCATAGTATGTGATATCGAAGAACCAAGTCTGGATAACGTCTGTGCTAACGTACAGTCTGACGGAACTGTTGCTTGCCCACTCGATTCTATCAATGAAGGCATAGAACCATTTATTGGTAAAGTTGTTGTTCTGGTACATGATGTAGTTGCAGTTATACAGCAAGTCCACTTCGCCGTCCACAACAATAGTGTTATTCTTTTTAATGTACTGGAAGTTCTCGTAGGTTTTAATCGTTCTACCTAAAAAATAGGCACTTTGTGCTTCTCGGTTAGGAAACCACAGCGTGTTTCTGTAATCACTCTCGAGCGGAGTGTCGAGTAGCCTTAAAGCAGTTGTTGGTGTAAACATAATTTGTACCTCTCTTGCCCCTGTCCCGCCCTCACTGGTCTAAAGCTCAACCAGCTACCATAAGAGAGAAAATTATGGAGCAGTTACGTTGTGAAAATTACTTTTTGATGAATGCCCACGCATTAGCAAACGGACTGCAAGCCATAGTCTCCCAGTGATGCAGGAAGTAGGTGCGGCTCAGAGTGCTTGCATTGTACGGGGTTTCGGCCATCTGGAAGCGGTTGTCGTGGGTGCGCAGGAAGGTGTTGTCTGCGATGACTGCCAGTGTATTAGCGGCATCACCGGTATCACCAAAGCTGTCAACCATCACCTGACGGCCAAGGAAGTCAGCCTTGCTCATGTTGAACGCCTTAGCCAGAACTTCAACGTCAGTGAAGGCGGCAACGTCAGCACGAACCAGAACGCTGATACGGTCAGGAGAAGTCCAAGTAGTCAGGGGGGCTGCGTTTGCAATGCCCTGAGCGGTAGCCATCTTCTGATAGCAGTTGTACTTGGTAGAGGGGAACTGGAACTGAAGATACTTGGCACGCAGGTCGGTGACAAGGGTTTCAGCAAAGGCCCGGCGGTCATCACCAACGGCCAGAGAGGTTTTGTTGATGTTGTCATCGTTGATAGCCTGACCAACAACACCCTTCATCAGCTTGAACTCGTCGATGTTGTCACCGCTGGTCAGAGTGTTCAGAATCATCGAGACGAAGTTGTTGAAGGTATCAGCGTTTGTGAAAGCGCCAGCCAGAACGGCATCATAGACAGTAACCTTGTACTTGTCCTGCCGGTTGCGGCGGTAGTACACGGTTTTAACGTCAGGAGAAGCAGGAGACAGAACATCACTCATTGCAGAGCTGTCGTAGGGAGTAGCAACAGCGGGGTTCGCAATGCTGTCCTGCACGTCAGTGCCGTAGGGGATATCAACACCCTTGAAAATACGAAGGGGGTTGTCATAGGTCATGTTGTGCGCTTCCTGAAACAGAATGCGGTTCACCAGACCATTGATGAACTCATTCATAAAGGGAGTGTACTGCATGATAGCGCCACCAGTTGCCTGAAGAGTGGCATTGGTAGCAAGCGGAATGTTATCTTTCAGCGTGGAACTAGTCTCAATGACTGCGTTCACAATGTCGATAGCAGTTGCCATAGTTTGTCACTATCCTTTCTAAAATGTTTAGCCATAACTCGCTTCCGCTCGTGCGGGAGATGAATAATGGTTTGGTAAAGATTTGCTTTGCAAATCAGCCCTTGAGGTTAAGACGGCCATTGGTAAACAGGCGGTTGATGGGGTCTTTGTCCTCTTCCGGGCGAACACCCTGCTTTAACTGTTCCTCGGGAACAGTAACACGAAGGAAGAGATTCATGTTGTCTTCTTTCAACTTCGCATTTTTAGCGGTGAGGTCATCCACACTGCGCAGAGCGGTCGCTTTTGCGGCAACCTCTTCACTGAAACCAGTGGTCAGTTCTGCCAAGATATTGGTTACTTCACCTTGGTCTGCGTTATCGCCCAAGTGCTTGATAAGCTCCTGTGTCTTGGCATTGAAATCGGCAAGCTCCATAATTTGCTCCTTTCAATTATTTAGTGGTTGTTCGGTAGTCCCACCGTGACTTTCCCTCTCTTACATCCACATGAACAAAGGTGTCATAAATGCCAAGTCCAAGCGAATTAGGGTATTTAGAATTGAGCCACGAGTACAGCTTGAGCGGCGAAACGCCTGAGATATAAATATCTGCGGCGTTGCCAAACATATGCTGTGATTTAGGACTGGAATTTTTGAGTGAGCTGTTATAAGCTACTGTGCGATAGGCTGAGTTGATAATGAGCGGTTTGTTGTAATGGTTGCGGATGATTTCAAGAAGTTCAAGAAGTGCTTTATTTAGCACAATGACACGGGATAAGTCAGAACAGCGAAACTCGTGTGCTTTGAAATGAGGTGACAACTGTTCATCAGGGTTGAGGGTGTAGTCGAAAACATAATACGATTTAGTGTTCAATGTGCTCGCCCTCTTCTTTCTTGTTCAGTGCAGACAGGAACGGCGCAACCAGTTTAACCAAGTCGGGGTTAATCTGACCCAGATTCTCAAGCACAGAAATAGCTTCCGTGACGATAACCAGAGTGCAGATAGTTGCGGCGGCAGGGAAATTGAAACCCATGTTCACATAGTCCATAGCATAATCAGCGAGATAGCCGAACGCAATGAACAAGATAAAACTGGCTTTCTTGTAAATTCCTTCCCTTGCCTTTGTGGAGTTCAACTCTTTGTTTTTGACAGCTTTCAACACTCCGGTGAAAACGTCAATCACCATAAAGGCCAAAGCAAGTTTTACTTCCACTGGAACGGAATAGACGGCATTCATAAGCTCACCCCCTTTCCGGTCTAGCTTCTATAATTATTATAACATAGGGAGTTGAAAAATGGAAGTAGGTATGATATAATTATTTTAGAGAGAAAATGTTCCACATGGAACAAATAGGAATAATTCCTAAAAAGGGGCTGAGACAATGGGCGACTTCTATGACGGTACAAAGTTACTGTCTTTGATGGACACGAACGGCAACAAGCCAGAGATTTATATGTGTACCACCAACCGTTCTGGCGGTAAAACTACTTGGTTTAACCGATATTGCGTCAAGCGCTTTATCAACTACAAAGAGAAGTTCATGTTACTGTATAGGTTCAACTATGAACTTGACGGGTGCGCTGACAAATTCTTTAAGGATATCGGCGTTCTGTTCTATCAAGGACACGCAATGACCTCTCAGCGCAGGGCCGCTGGCATTTACCATGAACTGTTTCTTGACGGTGTTCCCTGTGGCTATGCTGTAAGCATCAATGCGGCAGACCAGATTAAGAAGTATTCTCATTTTTTCTCAGATACCACCCGAATGCTCATGGACGAGTTCCAGAGCGAGACAAACCATTACTGTGCAGATGAGGTAAAGAAGTTCCGGTCTATCCACACTTCTGTTGCTCGTGGGCAGGGCGCTCAATCTCGGTATGTTCCTGTTTATATGCTGTCTAACCCTGTTACCCTGCTGAATCCTTACTATGTTGCAATGAATATCAGCTCACGGCTGAATGACAACGTAAACTTTCTGCGTGGTGTTGGTTGGGTGCTGGAACAGGGATATGTCGATGCCGCTTCTAAGGCGCAGGCTGAATCCGCTTTTAACAATGCGTTCAGCGGTGACACCTACGATGTGTATTTGACACAGGCTGTGTACCTGAACGACAGCTCTGCATTCATTGAGCGTCCTACTGGCGCTTCTCGTTACTTGGGTACTCTCCGTTACATGAACAAAGAATACGGGTTGAGAGAGTTCCCAGACACAGGTGTTATTTACTGCGATGATAAACCAGACTTGACTTACAAGTTCAAGCTGGCTGTCACAACAGATGACCATAGAGTGAACTACGTTATGCTCAATGCGTACAAGATGTTCACAGACCAGATGCGGTATTTCTTCGACCGTGGCGCTTTCCGGTTTAAGAATCTGCAATGCAAGGAAGTTATCTTGAAAGCGCTGTCTTACTAAGACAAGTTCACGAAGTGAACAAAACAAATCTGCGCTATGCGCACACTTATGTCGCATGAGCGTAGCGAATTAACTTTTCCCTCTGAGACAGTCCCACCGATACAGGCGGGTTTTGCAACGGCGATGAACCGTCCGCTATGTAGTTTCGTATCTGCAATGCGCTTTGGTGCACCTCAGAGACAGGATATAGAAAACCCCTCTTGCCGTTCCGTTAGGTTCGACTTGAGGGGTTTGTTTTATACGTTTACAGCAATAATGCACGCCGCTAACTGAACGATTATATTGCAGTTAAAATACTTAACTTTGCCTGTTTCCAGATTAACTACCATACTGTTATAGTATTTATCAGCTGGCATTACTACCATGTACAATTTATTATTGATAGCACACGTCTGTCGGCTTCAAGTTTCTTATAAAGTCTGAGCGATTTTCTTTTTCTTGATAAACAATATTCATATTATTCCCTCACCATTAAAGCCGCTTCAACAGGTTCACAATATTACCACCTCAATGCCAGCAGAGCCGCAAGAACCAACAGTGCGTCACAGATGTACACCGTTTTGCCAAGTTTATATCTGTCTCTGCATACAATAATGTAAACCGAATAGGATGCTGCAAATGCAAACACAATAACTCCACTCACTTTTTATTCTCCTTTTCTTTGGTGTACCACAGCATAAAACCAGAACCAGCAATAATTGCTGTGAACGTCTTATTAGTGTCAACGTGATACATGAAAACTTTAGACCTCAGCATATCATTGGACAGAGATGAAACTTTGATTGCACCATCGTTGATGCCCGGCAGATGCACATACTCTCTGTTAAGAGAATATGCAACGTACATGAGTGAATCTTTAGACAGGCATTTTCTATCATAGTTCTCTCCGGGGATACGAATTAACAGGTGCTTCTTTTTGAGCTTTTCTTCTGCCGCTCCTTTTGCATCAGGGATAATCCCATTACCCATTCTGAGTTCCCCCTTGTTGTAAGCACTCACCAGCGTTTACCGCTGTCACCTTGTGGAAGATATACCAGTCCACAGGCTCAGGCTGATAGTGCTTGATATGATATTTGCAATCAACGCAGTCACAACCGCCTGTGCGCTGGTCATAGGAGCAGTCACAGATTTTGTACAAGTCTTTCATCCTGTTCACCCTTTCAAGACAATTAAAATATGGTCAAATGCACCATCTGTTATAGGACAAGTGCGGTCTGGCATTATTGTAGCAAATACAACAACAGTTTTATCTTTATATTGTGCCAATTGTTCCAGCTTGCCCATTTCTATATCGGCGATTTTGTCTCCGTTCTCGTACCACAGTTCTGCTGTGGTGTGTTCATCAATGTCGCTCCACGAATGCCACAGTTCTAATAATGTAATCATCTTACACACTCCCTCACTTGAATTCTTACTTTGCCTTTACGAACCTCAAACGTGCTCACATGAAGGTTTCTGAATTGGTTCTTCATTGGGTCAAACCGCCCACGATACAGGAGCGTGAAGAAACTCCACAGCTCAAACTCAGTTTTCCAACCACAGTTCTGGCAGGAGTGGTAAAATTCTTCAATAGTCATTTAAAATGCACCTCACAATCCATAATGCAACCAGTGAAATCAAGTTCTTTAATCCAAAGAGTTGCTACCTGAGCACCCTTGTACGACTTGGAAATATCAGGCCAGCGGCAACCAGCATGAATTAAACCAGAACTGCTGTATAAATCAAATCGTGCATCTCCTGCAAAGAATAAAGTTGCATACAGGTCTTTAAGACTTGAAAATATTCTTGTCATTATATCACCTCATTTCAAAACTATGTGCCACTTCTTTACAGCGCAATTGTTAGCTTCAACAGGATAAGCCATCCAAACTTCACTGTCTTTATATCTGCGACCGATTTCTTCCCAATAAACGTCATCAAGAAGGTGATTATAGCCGAATTTAGTAAGTTTATAAGTAGCGTGATTATCTGTGGCAACGCACTTAATCAATTCTCGCAGTGTCATTATATCACCTCACATTGATAGCAAATAATTCCTCTTTCGGAAACCAGCAAAAATTATCAACTAATTTATCTCCGTGTGAATCAATTGCATCTTGATAATAAGTAAACTCCGTAATAGTTCTAGTGGATTTAGAAAAAACTGAAACATGCGCGTTAGGTTGCCAATTACCGCATAAAATATAAAGTTCTTTAACAGACATTGTATCACCTCATTGTAAAATCAGTATCAACCAGCAACACACCACCTTTGATTCTTCTAGGAAGTAGTTTACCGGGAACTGTTAAACCTGTCTTGAAATCTTTGAATGTGCGTGTTTTGCTAAGAAATGCAATCTCTTCTGGCGTAAGTTTAGAATCAGATAGCGTTTGTTCCTCATTTCTTGGATTTATGCCGTTCTCAATGTCCTCTGCAACTTTGTTGTCAAAGGATTCTGCAAACAGGTCTTTGCACTTTTTTGGCATTCCTGCACATTTGATATTGTAGTAAGGGTTCTCTATCGGCTCTAAGTCCTCGGCTACAACGTGCTCAATGTACGTCTTTTGTCGCACAAACCAGCCGATATCCCAGCTCGATTCTAGCTTCCAACAGCAGAAATTTGATGGGTGCACCGTAATGCCTTTTAACTGCTCAGGCGGCAGGTCACAGTGTATACTGTCTGTGTCAGCGTAGATAAATCCGGGCTTGTCCTTTCCATAATAATTTTGTTGAGCTGCACGAATGGTAAAGTTGCGGGCATAACTAGTGATAGTTGAACCAACTGGAATGTATCCGGGTTTTTTGTCATTTTCGTCCACCTCGTAGAATCCAACAGAACCATCATCTTTTTCAAATGCAACTTTGAAGGAGCTGTTCATGCTAGATGCCATTTTTCCGTATAAGTTGTTTAAAAATAGTTTTGCAAGTTGTCTCATAGCGCCTTTGCTTGTTTTTTTGATTGCGGCATACTTGTTAATGTACTCGTCAAACAAACCAATAGTTGAATCAAACTCACAGTAATCAAGTAGTTCATAATCAACTAGATTGTAGTGTTCACGCAGTAGAATAAAATCTGTCTGTGTTAATGTAAGCTCAACTCGTGTATCGTGTAAATTACCGTCAATGTCATAGTATTCGGAACGTGGAATACCGTCTTTGCCAACAATATCTGAGCTTTCCAACGCTTCTGTTCCTTTGTACATCCAAGAGCCTTTAATCTGTACAAAAGGCAACTTACCGGGTTTCAGATAGAACCGGGTCTTAATGCGGAAGAAATAGAACTTTCCGTATTCCCACAGCTTTTTAGGCTTTTCTGTCGGCTGAAACCAGAACGGGTCATATTTAATAGGGCAATTGTATGCGTCCCAGATATCACCTTCGTTTGCTTCAACATGAATGAACTTAGGCTTGCCAATAGGATAATCTGAGCCAGATTCAGAGTGCATTACAGAGGGATACAAACTGTTCACATCTGCTGTAACACCATTTCTATACTCCTTGCACTCTTTTCCTTTCACCAGATAACACCAGCCGCCTTTGTACGATTTGTGAATCCATTCACCAGCTGTGCTAGAACCATAAACTTCTGGGTCAAGTGGTATTTTGTACAGGTCTGGGAACAGCGTGCTGTAAATGTCTCCGACTGTGTGTCCCTTCTTGAACTCGTCCAAACAGCACGAACCAATTGTCAGTTTCTTGTGGCCCTCTGAGAACATAAATTCAAGTGCTTCTTTGATAACTAGAACGTCATTTGCAATGTACTTTAGTTCTTCTTGAGAGATAGGACAACCAGCATATCTGTGCCCTTTATACTCCATATCTAGTTTCTGGTGTTTGGTCTTGAAACTGATACCGATTTGTTTCAGGCTGAATGGCAGTAGTTTAAGACTGTCTCTAAGTTCAATGTAGTGTCCATTCACTTTGATAGTCATGGTGTACCATTGGCCCACATCTGAGATAACATATTTGAACGACCTGTCAGGCATTTCCCAGTTCTTTTTGAACTTGCCACCTTTCTGGTCTGGCGCTGGGTCAAAGGCTTGCTTGAATTTGAGGTCATAGAGTAAATACGACAACCAGAAGTTTCCATCAAATTTGAGGTTGTGGAAGTATACCACAATGTTCTCGTCCAATGATACATAATACTCATACAGCTCACCAATGGAATGGAAAACCATAACGTCCTCAGTCCACAGTTCAACACTAGCGGCACTCCACACCTCAGTCGCTGTCTGTTGTCTCGTATTCTCTTCAACTGTTGTCTCAAAGTCAGCACTGAAAGCTCGCCACTGTTCGGAACGTGACATTAGATATCATTCCTCATTATCATCATAGTTGAACTGCCCTTCAATAACGTCTTGCATATCACTCATTCTATTCCGTATGACACCGGGTTGTCTATCACTCGGCATAAATATTTTGAGCACAGTTTGCAAAGCGCTTGCGGCATTTCCAGCATAACCAATAGCGGCTATAATAGACGCTTCTTGTAACTCGGTATAGTTATCATTTATACGTTGTGCAACCGCCTGTACACCTTCTCTTGCAACAAGGGCTTGCAAAGCGGTACGCATTTCATAGATGTTCTGGCGGTTCTCTTCAACCATCTTTTCTTTTCCATAATCTCTGTCACCCCTATAATCTGGTGCATCCCAATTGACGTGCATAGTTCTCCACCACGATTCGTCAATAGCAGTTGTTGGTGAATGAATAACATCACTAAGAAATTGCTCAAATTCACCGTATGCTTTTAAGTCAACAAAGGACTGTGCAACAGTTTCAGCTGTGTTGTCCAGCATAACCTCTTCTTGCCTAGCTGGCTTTACAGGCTCTCTGTAAATAGGACTGCTGGCATAACTAGCATACCGTTCTACTGCTTTTTCACCAGAAATAGGGATGCCCTGTGCGTTCTCAGCGTACACATAATCTTGAACCTTCTGAGGGTCACTTGCTATTTGCCGCATTCTCTGCAAATCTCTCAAGCGATACTTGTCAAGCTCAATCAAACGCTGTATCTGTGGTGTTACTTCTGCTGTGCCACCTTCTGCCCGCACTTCCTGAATATACTGATTCACCTTGAGCAACAGCAGTTGTTTGGCCTTTGCCAGCTCTCTAGCGTGCATAGCGGCTACTTGTTGGCGATGATTCATAATTTGTTCATCTCCTTTATAAAAGAATCCCGACCAGTGAATTGGCCACCAGCCGGAATACTGTAAGTTATTTTATTTAAGAAGAACTTCGCCTTTCTTAATTAGTTGTTATTCATGCTGGCGATTAACCGACCACAACGCAGTCAATGTAACCACGTCCGTTCTTGGACGTACCAGTGGTGACCTGAATCTCGTGGAACTCTTCACCGAACTGACCGAAGGTTGCCACAGCGCTCTCAAAGGAGCGGCAGAACGTTGCAGAGTTGGTGCAGTAGGCAGTACCGTCAACGGTAGACAGGGCCAGCAGGTTCATTTCCTTGCCGTCCTTGTCAGGCTCAGTGTACAGCACCCACTTGTCCAGCTTAATGGTCTGGCCCTTGATGTCGGTCAGCTTTTT